ATGTAATTATATCCTTGGACAAGCATTGCAGAGGCTGCTGCATCCTCACCAGGACCTGTAATTCCTCCACCCAAGGCACCGAAGGTAGCCCGTGCTAATCCAGCACGATTCATGGCTCCAGCACTACGAAGCGATGCGGTATAGAAACCAGATGCACGAGCAATAGTTGTTCCAAGATCTGGAATTGCATCGTAGGCTCCGCCAGCAACACCTAAACCAAACTGAACTCCACCAACTGCAGCAGCACCTTTTTTAGTGTATAGCCATGGCATCATCCCGCCTTGGCTACCACCTGCACCATTACTGAATTGAGCGTTAGCAGTTCCTAAACCTAATCCAGAACCCATGCCAACACTTGGAGTTAAGATTGAAGTTACAAATTTTAAAGTGGTACCAGCAAGTCCACTTAATCTTTTTAATGCCGATTCTATAGAACCTAATTTTTTTACAGTATTATCTAGACCTGCATTAAGACCAGATACTTGGGAGATAGGGTCTTTAGCCACTTGTCATCCTTTCGTATCTAACTCGGGCAACCTCTAACCAGTTACTCCTCTCTCGTCGAGACATGTCCTTTATCTCTGAGAGAGACCAACTGTCGTACAACTCACTTATGGCAGACCATTCAGAGAATAATCTGACATAACCAATTACATTAGAACTGAAATAAGGATCCTAAATTAATAGGAACCGTTACCTCACTTCCTGTGTCAGGATCAACAACTACCACATCCTCAAACTGAGGACCTGGTGCTCTCTTGTTAATCTCGTCAATAATCTTTCTACGATCAATTACGCTAAGTGCAAGCACTTGGCTCTTGTTATATACAGGGTTCTCACCAATACGGATAACGGTGTTCTCTAGAACAATTGTGCTTAGTTCTGCAGATGTCTTATCCATATTGTTAATCATTTCTCGCTGTACAACTCCATTAGGAAGTTTGACTGTGTAGTCAATAGACTTTCCTTTAACAGTAAATACCCGATCATTTATTGAGTCAGTAAGAAGTTTTATTTTGATATCTGTATTGACATCAACTTCTACAAGTTTATCTTCACCATCAACAAATATTGGAATTTTTATTTTGCTACCAAAGGTTGCTTTTAAAATTCCAAGAAGAATGGCATCTCTATCACCAACTAATAGATCATCAAGGATCTTGTCTGTGGCTGGTTCATTACCTATTTTTACAGTTCCTAGTTGTAGAACTGTAAGAATTGCTTTACCTAAATTATTAGTCTTTGAAATTGTCTCTTCATCTTTACCGTTAAGTTCACGAACTTCTGCGGTTCTGATGACCTCCCCAGCGGCGTTTATATAGCCGCCAGGAAGTTCAACAGTAGTATCTGAAGGAGATACAATTTCAGGCGTTCTTTCTTTTGGCGTTTCATTTATCGCCTTGTTCAACAGTTGGTTTGCTAATGCGGGATTAACCGCTGCACTAATTGTGTTCGTCATTGTTATCCTTTGTTAGATTATGCTGTGAACGCTGCTGCGTCTGTAGACAAGTTTGCTGCCCAGTTAACATTGAAGCCCTCATGGACTAGAGTCATCTGTTCAACAAGTAGAGCATTATCACCTGCGTTTAGATCTGAGTATGCCACAGCAGTTGGCCAGCAGTTGTAGACTTCAAAACGCATTGCTACGTGGTCTGTTGCTGCTGGAGAGTTTTGAGGAGTCTCACCTGCTGATGGAACTGGATGAGATAAGACTTTAATCTCTAGATCGCAACGGAAGTTTTCATTCTTAGCACGGGTTGAACCCCCACCTTGAACTGTTGCAAATAGGTTACGCATCCATTCCCAGTTTTGATTTGTTCCAAGAATTACGCCACGTTGTAACGTAATAGGAGCAAAGGTTGTCTGTCCTGGAATCTGGTGAACGGTAGTGTTGTACCCACCCTCACGGTAAGGAATGGAGTCGGTTGTAACCGCCATTCCAGAGATTGATGTAAAACCAAAAGTAACTGCGTTAGCAAGATTGCTAGTTGCAGTACTAGTTGGTGCACCACCAACACTTGTCAATGGTTTAAACGTAACTAAAAATCTAAAGTTACGTAACGGATCGGTAATTAAATTTGACCGATTATTAATGATTGTAGGCATTTATTTATTATCTCCTTCGGGTTAGTTCAGCGTCTTTTGGCTGAGATCGATGACGATGAACTCTGCTGGATATTGAAGAGCAACACCAACTTGAATGTGAACTTCGCCATTTGCAATATCTGCATCTGAGTTGTTCTCTGCATCGCACTTTACAAAGTAGGCTTGTGAGGCAGTTGCTCCACGCAGACCACCCTGATTGCGGTACTCATTTAAGAATGATCCAAGATTTGTGTTTATACGTGCCCACAGTCTTTCATCATTGTTTTCAAATAATGCAAACTCTGTTAAGTTCTTTAGGTTCTTGCGGATGTAAATTAAAGAACGACGCATGTTCACATACTTGTTTGCAGTTCCATCTTGCTTTAATGTACGAGCACCCATTACAGAAAGTCCAGCACCAGGGATTTGGCGAATTGGATTTACTGGGGATGTGCTTGCATTCATTGTGTCTAACTCTGCAGAGGTAAATGACTTTTCTACAGAAACGATTCCTAGTACTGGAGTTGAGATACCAGCAGGAGCCTTGAATACGCCACGGCTTGCATCTGTTGATAGGTAAAGACCAACAACTGCGCCAGTAGGTTCAATCTTACGAAGTGCTCCAGAACTACGTCCTAGTGGATCAGAAATGAACACGTTAGGATAGTAGACAGCAGCATTGCTTGTATCTGCAAGAGAACCAGCAAAAGAAACAGCATTTGCAACCGTTAAATCTGGATCGGTTCCAATTACAACAAAGCCGTTACTGTCTTCTGCCCAAGATGTTGCAGCATCAAAGACTGAAACTGTTCCAGATGCTAATGCATTTGCAACAGGTAGGAATAGTACTAGTGGACGGTCTAGTGAGGTAAAGCGCTCAAATACTGACGAACCACCAGCCTTGTAGTTGGTGTAGTCAGTAGCAGCGGTTGCTGTGCCATTTGAACCACTTGTTAGTGGGTAGGTTGCTAGAGTAATAGATGCACCAGCATAACCACCAGCAACAGATACTGAGATGTTTGGTGAAATAATGTTAATTACTGTTGGAGCATAATCACTTGAAGCAGCGTCATTAAATACAATATTTGAATATTGTTCAAGAAGAATGTCATCAGAAATGTCATTTGCTACACCTGACTCTTTGTAAAGAGTAAGTGTATAAGTGCTTGCAACGTCACCAGCAGTCAATACAACACGAAGGTTGTTACCATCTGTTCCAGCGTTCTTTGAAGTAACAGTAGCAGCAGTTGCACCGCCACCATCTGTTAAGTTTCTAGAAGCAGCAACAGCATTAGCCGCAAGCAGACGTTGAACATAAAGTTCACGTCCACCATTACTAAAGAATGAGCCAACTTGGAAGGTGGCTGGATAGGTTGCGTTGTAACCTCCGAAGTACTTGGTAAATTCATACCAAGAGTTAACAAGGGTTACTGTTTCTGGGCCTTGTGCAAAAGGTGCAACAATTGCGCCAGCAGCATTTGCAGTAACTCCACTTGGGAGTACTGGTGGTAGTAGGCGTTCACTTATGTAAACACCTGGACGGCTATAAGCCATTTTTTCTCCTAACTAGTTTGGGGGAGGGACCTTATGGTGCCGATTGAGTGTACGTATCGATGGCAGTGAACTGAGAGCGACCAAGGGTCTGACTTCCAGTTGTGCCTGTGACGTTTAGTTGCAACACTTTGTACATCTTATTGAATGTTTCAGCCGCAATCTCAGATGAGACACGGACTGTTATTGCATTTACAAATAGTCTTTTTCCTTGTTCTGTAATATCTCTCTTAGAAATATCAAGAACATCCAAACGACGAGTTGTTCCAAACACAGTATTTGGTCCTGTATCTAAAACAGCAAATCGTAATGGAATCTTTGAGTAAAGAAGTTGTGCCAAAATTTGACGGTCATGTCTTGGTTGGCGAGAGAAAGAAGTTATTTGATAATCAATGTTTACTGGAATTGGATAGTTTATATCCCAGTTATGCTCATCAGTATCCCAAGCAGTATTTGTACCAATGACTGATGGGTTAGTTAAATAGGCTGGCTTTACTCTACCTCTCATGGCACGAGAAAAGTCTTCAGAGATATCAATCATATCAATAGTTATATAAGGATAAGACTGCGCTCTGATTTCCTGATCGGGTTGTCCAAACCATACTCCTACTTTTCTAGTAGTTCCTGGAGTAGCAGTGCCACCTGAAGCAACTCTTGCAATGTTTGCATTTGTTTTTGCATATTTAAATGTAGTAGGAGTTGGAATTAACGTAATGTTGTAGGTGCCATTAAAGGGCGTTGAAGCACCAGCAATTGTAACTGTGTCTCCAACTTCAAAGCCGTGCTCTGTAGATGTAGTTATTGTAACTACATTGGTAGTAAGCGCTTTGTGTGTAATAGTTTTTGCCGTTGCAGATGCAGCCTGTTGATCAGTAACGGTCATCTCTTTTAAAAGAGTTCTTAGTGCTTCATCTTCATCTAATAAGAATGTCATAGGTGACCATCCAGATGTCTCATAGCACGATTAATTAAAAACTTTTCAGCCTCAGTCTGTCTGTTATTAAATCTACGTATAGCAGCAGTTGGCTGTGTATCTGGGGTTCCGTATTCAAGATCTAGGATCTGAACTTTATGGGCTGGGTTTCCATGAACTGTAAAGGATCCATTATCATGGCGAACATGCAGGTGCTTAACAATCTTTTCTGGCCAACCAGAAGCACGGGCCTCTGAACGCAAGTGAGCGCCCATGAAGCGTGTAGTTTCTACACTGGCTTTAGTTAGGGATTCTTTGGCTCTCTTTAGGTAAGTCACTTCTTCTTCTTCGCTTTCGCCTTCGCTTTTGCGCCAACGTAGACAGCACCAGCAAGATAGGCTGCGGTTGTACCTGCAAGAATCGATGCGATAGCGGGACGTTTTTCTTTAGGGCGGAATCCAAACACACCCCGAATAAACTCTTCACGTTCGCTTTGATTATTCATCTCAGCGACCTGTTCGTACCAAGGCTTATAAGCCATAATAAATAACCCCTTTATCGCAACCAGTGGGAACTGTAGTCAGGCACCGCAGCGGTGTTCTGATATAGCAATGATAAATGAAAAAGCCACCCGTAGGTGGCTTAGTCATTACTTCTTTTTCTTTTCTCGCTTGTCTTCAGCCTTCTCGCCTTTCTTACCTTCCTTGGCTTCGTGCTTCTTAGACATAGCCTTAATCTTCTTTATATTAGCAACATCCATCTTGCGGTCATCCTCTTGGGACTTAGGTTTGCGATGCTTCTTATCCATCTTTTCAAACTTGGCCTTCTCTTCTTTATCCAATCCCTTTGTGGTCTTGGCATCCTGCTTCTTGTCAGAGGCCTTGGTGTACTTCATTAAACGATTTTCTTTTTCTTCTTCTTTAGCGCCTTAAAATCTGCGCCAGTAATTTTTTCAACAGGCTTTGCAGCACCAGCGATTTTCTTCTGCTTAGGGCTTAGTGACTTCTTCATTAGTTAACCTTTCTGGCAAGTGGAACACTTGCACTTACAGCCCTTGACCTTCTTGGCCTTGGTGCACTTACAGCCACATGATTTGCACATATCTATTTACCTTTCTTCTTGGCTTTTTTAGCCACTGCGGCATTATCCACGAGGTTGGGATAAGGACGTCCTGCTGCCTTGGCTCTCGCCTTAGCCGCAGACTTCTGAGATGAGGATAACTTCTTATCCTTGCCTGATGGGTCTTTAGTGTCCCAAAACTTTTTAGCAGCCACAGTCCCACGCCCTTAATGACTTGTTGATACGGCTATCTGGATCACGAGCAGTTTTGGCTGAAGTGTTCTTTGCCTTCATACCCTTCATTCTTTTACAAAATGCTTTATGTCTTTTGTTCTTAGGGTCTTTACTTGGCGCCTTTAAATCTGATCCTGGGTTAGCCTTTTCGTAAGACTTGCGGCCCTTTTCATTAAGGCCACCTTTTTGATTCTTACCTTCTTTGCGTTGCCATGCTGCTGTCTTTGCCATTAGCGTCCCTGACTTCTATGAGGATTGTTCTTGTGCCAACTCTTTACAGCCTTGACACCTTGCTTAACAGTCTTTGATCCGCCCATTTTTGTAAGGTTAATTTTATCCCATTTACCTTGATTGCTATTGGTGTGCTCAACAACAATATCGCCCTTTTTATTTTTAGAAACTTTATGAACTACCTTGGCTTTCTTCTTAGGAACACCAATAGCCAGAGTTACTGGCTTCTCTGCTTTCTTTTTATCTGCCATCAGGTCACCGATTTCTTATGTTTATAACGGATTGGGGCTTTAGGTTTTCTTACCGTTCCACCCTTTTTCCTCTTTAATTTTGCGCCACCAGACTCATACTTACTCTCAGTAATATTAGTTTGAATGTTCTTTTGGGGTTGCTTACCAGCCCGTGCTCCAATTGATGAACGGCGTTTTTTCATTACTTCTTCTTTGACTTCTTTGACATACCCGCTTCACTCATTGCAATTGCAACCGCCTGCTTCTTTGATTTAACAACTGGGCCTTTACCAGGACCTTTTTTACCACTATGAAGTTTACCTTCTTTGTACTCTTTCATAACCTTTTCAACTTTGCCTTTTGATTTTTTAGTTGCCATCATCATCCTCTTCTACTTGGTCATCTAATTCTACCGCATCAAACTCAAAGAGAGAGGGGTCTAATATTTCCTCAAAATTTCCCAAGGCTAGTTTGCGTATGCTTGGAACTGAGGATCATTTACTAACTCCTCTGAGTTGACTAGGTTGCAGTCTATAGTTACTACTGAATAACGTTCGGCGTATCTTCCACGAGGTAAGACTCTGGTAGGAACAAATACTGCATCTTGGAATACGACACGATCCTTAATGTGTTGGTTTGGATCGGTGACCATTGCTGGAAGTAATCTATTTATATCTGCTACAGAAACAACGAGGCGCAGAGTATCTACTACGTAGAATCCTCGTTCATTCATTATGTTTGTACCACGCATTAATTGCGCTAAAATTACGGGCAGATCAAATGGGTCATTCCATCTGCGGCCCTTAGTAGGATCTTGATTTGATACATCATAGATTGGATCTACGTAATTACCATAATCTGCAGCAAGGGCTGCATCATCCCAACTCCACCAATCAACAATAGTTCCAACAGGATCACGGAGTTCGTCAACCATGCCCTCATCCATAGAGAGGGTTTCAAACCCAATCTTGAATCGTCCTTGAACTTTTGAACCACGCATACTGTGGATTATCCCTTAAATTAAGAGTGCAATCTGCCCCAACTTATTTTGTTCCAAATACGTTCATGCCAGTAGTAGATGCCTACCTTTACAACGGTCTCCCAAAAAGCAATGAGAACAGAAAGCGTTCCTTTTCTAGTAATGGCATAGACAACAAGAAATGAGGAAAGCGTTCCAAAGATACGATAACTTAAAGACTTAGTAAAGGAACGAGACTTAGTTACCTTCATGAAGGCCACTCCATATTATTGATACTGATGAGTGACACTAACTTAGATACCCATTTCTTTACGCTTTTGCGTAGCGCTGATAGCCTGCGTCGCAGCATCTAATTCCACCTGTTCTATCTTGTAGCCAACATCTCTACCATAGACGATGTTAGTGATGTTGGGAAATCTTACGACCATGGCATCCTTCATTGCTGAGTCTTTATCAATGTAGAACTTAACCTGCTCAAAGGAGAGGGGGTCTTTCTCACTAGTGCCGTGTGTGTTTCTAACACCCAACACTACTTGGGCTGTGCGTTTACCAGCCTCGTTGTAAAGAGCGTGGTGTCCTTCGTGCCAAGGTTGGTAACGACCAAGCATCAAGGTAGTTGGTTTTTTCCAATCATGTAATCCTGTAGTAGCAAGAACAATTTGCACTTCTTCTTCAACGGTACAGTCATTACCAATTCTTGCGCTGTAATCTGTTGGGTCTTCCCACATTTTATTTGTATCAGCAAATCTAGACTCATCAATGCGATCTACCCACACTAAATAATCGGGTTTACCAAATGCTTTACGAGTCTCATATGTTGGGCAAATAAAATCAACAAGTACTGTGCGCCCCTGTGAATTTAGTAATCGTGCAAGGGCTCCCATACGACGAGATTGTTCAATTCGATCCTCTGGAGTAAATCCCAGATCTTTGTTTAAGTCAGCCCGCACCTCATCAGCGTTTAGGTGTATAGCATCCGTGTGATCCATCAGCGCCTTGGCTAATGTGGTCTTTCCAGTTCCTGGTAATCCTATAATTTGAATAATCATTTATTTCTCCAAAATTCCATTCCTGAGTATTTGTTTATGATGTATGGGGATAATACTTCTTCTGGTTTAACTGATTGTTTGCTTAACGTTTTTCTAACTTTGTGAAGGTCTTCAGAGAAGCCAAGAAGAACGTCATTGTCTATCTCTTTCTTTTCAATGCTATTAAAGTTATGAGTAAATGATTCTAGTTCCAAAAAGGAGTATATGCCGTTCATCACTTCTTGTGGTTTTTCTACAAGATCATCATACTCAACAATGTGAAACATGCCCTCATTTTTAGGATTACAAATTGTAGAAATAGACGTTAAGGAAGAATCTAAACTTCCTTGAGGTCTCATTAGATACTCACACATATTATCTGTTTCAGATAAGTACCCCTTGTACCACCACTTTGAAGAATACATTTCATTTCTAATGGTATCTCCTTCAATCATTATAAATGAAGTAATAATTTCTAAAATTGGTCTAACTGTAAATATAATTTTAAAATTTGGATTTATGTATGTCTTTAATAAATCAAAATTATCTGGAGTTGCCCAATTTTTATCTCTGTCAATAATCACTGGTTTATTTATGTGAGCATACATAGATGGTAATAGGTTTGAAAATAAATTTAAAGAACCTGTTTTATCACTCATTCTTTTTGAATTTTCTGAGGTATTAAATGCGTTTGAAAGGACCCATAAATATTCGATTATTGGACTTAACGGACTGCTGTATATTTCTGGGTTTTGGTTTAATATACTTGAGAGGACCGTGTTACCAGTCCTATGAAATCCTGCTAAAAAGTGATAAGTCTTTTGCATTTTGCCCCCTGTGTTTCCCTTACCCTACATGAGACGTACTAGACTCGCAAATCCCAAGATAGAGTAGACTCATTCCAGACGTAGTCTCCATCAGTCGGGCGTGGAGTGGGGGCTTCCCAGTCACAAGTCTCTTCATTTAAACTCCAAGAAGAAAAAGGTTTTGGAAGTATAAAGGCATCTAATTCTTCGCTGTAACTGTACCCAATTCCAGCGTATCTCTTTCTAATGTTGTCATTATAAGAGGTCCGCTTACATACTTGACCACGAAAATTTCCATACCAAATTTCAGGAGTTAATCCTTCAATTAATTCAGTCTCATTAATACCAGGAATTACCTCAGTAACAATATTGTTTTCATCTAAGAATGCGTAGTATGCCATTATGCCCAACTCACATTTCCTGTGCCGTCAGTAATAGTTGTAACTTTAAACCCGCCTGATGCAGCAGGTGTTGAACCAGTAAGACCAGCACCAATAGTAATTGTTCTAGTGTCTGGGTATTTAAGTATAACGACACCTTTTCCACCAGCGCCAGCAAAAAAAGTTCCACCATTAGTACCGCCGCCACCACCACCTCTATTTGCAGTACCAGCACCACCAGTTGTAGCGTATACACCTGAACCGCCTCCGCCTGTACCAGCAGTACCGCCTGTAGGTGTTCCTCTTCCACTCTTCTGTCTGCCCCCGCCACCACCGCCACCTGCATAGGTGATAGATGAGCCAGTTATAGATGATGCAGTTCCTGTGCCACCTGTGCCACCTGTATTACCTAATGAAGAACTACCCCCGTTGGGAGAAGTTGGGGTTGCACCTGATGCACCGCCACCACCGCCACCACCGCCAGGTCCAGTACCAGTACCACCTGTTGCACCTTGTGATGGAGATGTTGATGGAGTATTTCCAGCACCACCACTGTACCCGTTATCTCCGTATACACCGCTACCGCCACCACCTGAACCTCCAGCGTCACCAGCACGATAACTTCCACCACCACCACCGCCAGTTGCAGTTATAGTGTCAAAAACACTACCTGTGCCAACAGTTCCGTTAATATGGGTACTATTATTCCATCTACCACCTGGACCGCCACCACCAACGGTTACTGTGTAGTTAGTTGATGGGGCTATAGTTGTAAGAGTTGCAGTTCGCATACCACCACCACCACCGCCACCGCCGCCAGAACCGCTAAATGCTGTTCCGCCTCCGCCGCCACCGCCAGCAACTACGAGATACTCAACGGAAATAGTATTAAGAGGAGTTACTGCATTAGATGCAGCAGATGCTGGTCCAGTTGCAGTTGAGTTAACGCCTGCAATTGTAAATGTATAAGGAGTATTACTCGCAAAAGTACCAGTAGCAGTTAGTGGAGAAGATGTGCCAGCCTGTGTAGTTATAGCAATAGATGGATTTGAAACAATAGAGTAAGAGGTAGGTGCACCGCCAGTAGCCGCTGCAGTAAATGGAACTGAAACAACAGTTCCGCTAGTTACAGTTACGGTACCAATAGTCGGCGCATCAGGAACATCAGAGATCTCCGTGACGGCATTTAAGCCATCAGGAGTTCCTTCAATACGCTCATCTTGTGCTCTACGAATACTCATTAAGGTACTCCCCTAAAATCGGCCCTATATGTGGATAGTATCTCGTATTATTACTGAGAAGGTGGGTTAAACTTTTTGTGATAGGCTTTTTACATGGCGCATAATCCCAAAGAAAAGATCTACATCGCCTGGTGCGATAATGGTATGACAGATGGCTACTTCGTTGAGGGGTTAGTTAACACCCTAATTAAATCTCAAGGCAATGGCGGAATTCAATTTGCAGGATTTGCACGAGCCCAAGGCATTCAGATTGCAAAGCAGAGACAGGGCATTATGGAGGCCTGGAAAGAATCCACAGTCGACTGGATGTTGTGGGTCGACTCTGATGTAGTTATTACTCCGCAGATTGTGAATGACTTATGGGCTGTTGCAGATAAAGATACGGCTCCAGTAGTTAGTGGTGTGTACTTTACATTCTGGCGTCCAGAAGGAACCTCAGTACCAACTCCAGTACCAACAATATTTAATGTTAGTCCAGAGGGCACAAGCACTCCAGTACATCCATTACCTGAGAATCAATTAATTGAAGTTGGTTATATAGGGATGGGATTAGTTTTAATTCATCGCTCTATATTTAAGAAATTAGATCCA